TCTGTAGGTCACCTTTAATAATAACTAAACCTTCAGCATCACCACCAGCTGGGAATGGGTCAATGATCATCTCTGTACCAGAGGTAGTAGAGAGGACGTTGGCATCCATCTTTAACTGGTCAATAGTGAACTCACCAGTAGTATTGATTGTAGCGTTAATGGTTTGTGTGCCATTGAATGTAACGCCATTCTCAAATGTAGTAGTTGAGTTGACTGTTAGGGTGTCACCATTATCAGTACCAATAGTGGTGTCATCATCGACATTTAAGTCTTTGACCCATGCTTTAGCACCAACTGCTAAACCACCCGATACCATCACAGCAGCAGTTGTGGAGTTGGACGCTGTAGTAGTGTCAGCAAATGTTACTTGAACACCTGTGTCATACTGCTGATCAGCACCAGCCCATCTTAGTTTGTCTGTAGTTGTCTCATCATAATATACACGTGCGTCATTTCCTGTACCAAACTTTAGGGGGATATCGTCTTGTATAAGAACTGAAGCAGCAGCGTTACCACCTGACACTCTTCTGACCTGTAAGTCACCGTCAGAGTCGTCCCAGACTAACTCAAGGTCTCCAGATGTACCAAACTCTACTTCCTGTCCATCTTGGAATACAACCTTACCAGTGCCATTAGCACCGATGATTAGGTCTGTGTCTGTTGTGCTTGTGTCAATTACGTTCGAGTTGATCTGAACGTCATCAACCAACCATTGATCTATTTTACTATTACTATCTACAATGACAGCAGAATCTGAGGTCAGTACGCCATGTACTTGATCCATCATATCTGTATAATACTTACCACCAACAACCTGAGCAGCAGAGTTGTTGTCTCCAACAAATATTCTGTCTCCTAAGTTTGCTTGTGTTCCTGCACCTACGGTAAGAGCTAATTCACCAAATTCAATGGTACCTGGTGCTGCTGTTCCCGTACTTCTTTTGATCAGTAGCTTTGATGCCATCAGAATGTACCCCCGTTAATCGTTATGTTGTTTAATACTGTTGTTGGTATGAATTTAGCTATGTCTGATTTATAAACCAGTACACTACCATTTTGTAAACCACCTGAGCTTGCGTCTGTCAGGTCAACGTCAGCTAATGCACCAACGTTACCACCCCCACCGCCTGTAGCGACGCGGGTTACTCTTGGAATTGATTGATCTCCAAATCTTAACCTTGCCATTAAAGTGTTACTCCCTCAAGTACGCTTACTGTTCCTTCTAACACTCTCGTCTTTAGACCAGAGGGAGAAGTTATTACGACATCATATACATACCGTCCAGCCTTCATTGCTGTAGTCTGAACTGCATTTAGTGAAAGTTGTACACGTCCTGCTGTCACAGGTGTCATGACTGCTGCTGTAACTGTCACAGAAGAACTACTTGTATAGTGCTTCTTGATCATTGACGCTACTGTGTATCCAGTCATATCAAATTCTGTACCGTTATCATTCTCGACAGTGAAGTCAATATTGAAGTCGGAACCTTGATAGACGAGTAAGTTGGATACCGCAGATGCCATGGTATAAAATTTTCCCTAAAGAGTATTTATCTCAGAGTTATTTATTGCTTTTTTCCACTAGAACTTGAAGCATAGACTTGAGTTCTGTAATCTCATCTTTGAGATCTAAAACTTCGTCTCTCTTCTTGCTAGCTTCAGCACGAGCTTTAATATATGCCTCGTACGCATGTCGATCCGTATTGACAATAGCATTGCTTTCTGGATCTCTTCCTAGGTTGTTATGATCTTCGACTCTTATTAATCCTTTCTCATCTCTTGGATCAACATTCTTTCGTTCGTTGATCTCTTGTTCTCGTTCTCTAGCTCTTTTTTCAAAGTCTTCCATTATGCTAAGGCAATGATTCTTAGGTCTTTGACTCGTGGAATGTAAGGTTGATTATAGTTCTTAAGGACTATCTTAAGTTGGAATCCATCATAAGCAGGAGCGTCATCAAGTGTATACTCATAATCGGTGAATATAAATGGATCGTTTTGAGGAACCATCTTGCCACTATCGGGACGACCATCTGTGTTAAAGAACTCAAAGTTCAAGTCATCTGTGTCACCTGCATAACCTACAGGTACCAACTTGTACATCACCTGAATCTCAGAGAACTCGAATGTATTCGCTGCGAATGCCACCTTGACACCAGTAGAGGAGTTATCCAATCTAGCGAGTCTAGTAAGGTATATAGCAGCGTTCTCATCGCCCACCCCAGTAGTAGGATCAGCGTTGTTAACGAGGTTTGCGGTAGTTGTGACACTCATACGTTGTGTGTCTACCACAGGAGATAGGTGTGATACGTCAGAGAAGAAGTTTAACTCTAAGTCTAGTGATTTACCACCTGACATGTTACTAATTTCGTTTTGCTTAGAAGCAATGACCTTAGTAGCAAGGAAGTAATTGATGTCATTGAGTGTGACATCTCTAAATGTAGTGTCTTTAACAAATGAAGTCTCAGCATTGTATCCTGCAGGGAAAGGTCCTGCGGATGTACCGCTAGTACCTAACGCTCTAGCACTGATGCTAGTGCCAGGTTGTGCTTGAGTCTGTATTGAAGGAGTAAGAACATCCCATGGTATATTCTGTGAGATAGTAACGTTGTCACCACCCGCTGTCAATGTCTTATGTGCTTTGACCCCTGTAATGTTTAATCTATACTTATGAGGACTGTTCAATGTAGTCAATCCACCAAATGTAGATGTATGATGTGTACCATTAATCTTTGTGAGAGGTATACCAGCTAAGTTATAGCATTCTACAGTCGCATTGATCGCATGATCTGATCCAGTAGCAGCACCTGAGTTGGTGACTGGATCCCAATTTCTACCACTCACTGAACCTGCATTGTGTCCAACGATATCAACAACCCAATCAGGAGATCCAGTGTTGATATTCTCATATGCGATAATCTCATCACCAATCTTGAGGAAACCAGGATTAGTGTCGGAAACAGCAGGGGCAGCGTTGCCAGGTCCGATATTACCATTAGCAGCAGTTTTCGCTGCTGCATCTGCAGCATTACCACCAATGACAACATGGAAGTTAGATGCTTCAGTCAGAGTAATCTGTGATACACCCGAAGATGCTAAAGCAACTTTAAGTGTAGTATCACCTACCTCAGACTTAACGCCATCCATGACGACGTAGTTGAGTGATGACTGCATACCATGATTACTATGGAATACATCAATATATGTCTGATCGTTAGTTGTAGCAATAGCGTTTGGTAGAGCACTTATGAATCCACCATTGTTCTCTTCTAATGTTGCGTTGTTTAGAATCAACTTAGACTGATCGAGAGTTGTAGGTAGAGTAAAGTCTGCTCTATAAATCTTGAACATCAAGTCTTCAAACTGTGATGGTGTCCATGTAGATGCGTTCTGTGATTTGAATAGAACACCGATGTATGGTTGCTCAGAGATCTTCTCTCCTGCGTGAGCAGCATCAATGGCATCTTCACCTAGAAGTGAGATGAATACCTTAAACTGGTTTGAGTCAGATGTGACAACGATAGCATGTTCCTGCTGATGTCCTATGAATACTGGAGACTCAAATGTAAATGTAGTTGGTGTAGATGCATCACTAGATGTTACAACATCCTTTGCTTGCTTGATAACCTTAGAGAATGGAACGATAGTTTGTGTAGGTGTACCATTTTCTACAGTTCTAATATCAATAGCAACTGGAATCTCAAAGTCTTTCTGTTGGAAGAATAAGTCAATCTTAGTTAGATATACACCACCCTCTAGATTCTCATCTTGAATCAAGAATGTTTGTGCTAGTGGGTCAGACCATAGAGTTCTGTTCTGAGTAAACTTCTGCTCATCAATCTGTGCGTTACGTACAGATATAATAGTCTCCTGTGTAGTCTGTAGGATACCTGTAGCAGCGTATTCTGTCTGTGCTGATGACTCAGACTCACCTTGTACTTGTGAATCATTAGTAGTGTCAGATAGACGGAAGATACGTGTACCAGTCTTGAACTTAGGATTAGTTGCCTTACTTGGGTCAGGTATAAAGAATGTACCTTTAAGGAATCCAGATGGGTCTGTAATTAGTTTCCTCTCTTTAACCTTTGCCTTAGCACCTGAGCTTTGTCCAACAAGGATTTCATTCGGGATTGGGTTGCCAGAATATGCTCCGAGAGCTTGAGCAGCAAGAGCACCAGTGTCAAGGTTAATCCATCCGAGGTTTGCTGTGTAGTCGGATACCGACGATATATTAACGTTCGTGTATGGGTTGACTGTGTAGTTATCATTTGGTTCTAATATACGCAATGAACATCCAGAGGTTAGACCTTTGACAGTCTCACCAACTTGGAAAGGAGTGCTGTTAGTATCTGCATCATCATTAGGGTTCTTAGTCACCTCAAGCAGCTTAGGTGTAACAAATGCTTTGATATCTACTCCATCAAAGAATGGATAGAATCTTGTCTTAGGCTTAAGTTTCTCACCTTTAAATTCTACGTTTCTGGAACGCATGTTCTGTATGTGTTCCACAGACACAACCTTGTTACCAAGACTCTGCTGTTCAATAATAGGTGTGATCTTCTGTCTTACACCAGTTCTTGTCTGATCAGTTCTTATTCTTGTAAATGTTTCTGTTCTTGTTCTACGACGCTTACCCTTACCAGTAGTTACCTGTCTTGTCTGTGTTACCTTACCTGACCATGTAGTCTGCCATGAACCCCACTGAATAGGTGATAAACCATTCTGATCAGCATTAAACTCACGTAAACTTGTCATGTAGTTACCTTCAACCACAGGACCTTGGATAGCAGAAAGAGACTTAGTATCTACCCAGTCGTCTGAGGCAGGAGTCAACTTGATGTCACCAATGAATGTGAATACGTTGAATGGGTTTACATTCTCAAGAGCAGATGCATATGGTTGATCAACCAATACCACATCATTATATGGCAGTGTGATTAGATCACCTGTCTGTTGTATATTCTGAGATGTAGAACTAACAATAAGAGGTAAGTTAGTTGTATAGTGTGAGGGACGTACATGTCCTTCTTCAAAGTCTATTGATACTCTGTAGTCAGGGTGGAATGTGTCACTGGTTGCTAGTGATGCAAAGTTATCAACGATAAATCCATTCTTGAATCTATCCATACCATTGCTATCTCTAACAGAGAATGTGGCAGTCTCAGCTTCTAGTAGTGATAACTGAGTATAGTATTCAAGTGTCTTGATTCTACCTTCTAACTGCTGTATATCTCTAAATGTATATCTCTTATAGTTTGTCTGCTGAATAGTTACGTCTTCGTCTACATCAAACACATATGGTTCGATAGTCAATGTAGCAAGAAGCATAGCGTCATCAGGATCAGCTGGTTCTACAGGTGTCTCTGATGGTTGACCTTGGTTAATAACAATCTTAGAATCCTTATTAATACCAACCTTGTCAATTCTACCCAAGTAATACTGATAAGATAGGATTGTAGTATCTGCCTGACCAGGTATACCTACAAGGTTACCAGTAAATTCTCTGTCATCAAAGTTAAAGTATTCAGTTGCTGTATGTACATATGGAGAAGTACGTGTACCAGTACCAGATATCTTATCTGGAACCATTGGACGGAAGTCCAAACCATTCCTTAAGTTAGTAATACCGAATGTAGGAATATCTTTGTAATCTTCAGTAGAATATGAGTCGACACTATAGAATCCATCTCCAGATGTAGTATCGAATCTATCAAAGATAATTAAAATTCTACGTGTAGGAGCTGCGTATCCTGCCTTCCTTACAATACGAGAGTAATCATAATATTGTTCTCTCTGACCATTATCTAATTCATATGATGATGTAATATTGTTAGCACCTAATCTAATTGTACCCACTGTGATTTTACCACTAGCAGTAGGTGTAGATATAGCTTCGTCTCCTGTAAAGTTGTTGTCATTCAACATTACATAGAATACTGTAGTGCTGTTAAATGATACGATCTGTGCTTTAGCACCTGAAGATGCACCTGTTAAGATTTGTCCAATCTCAAATGTACCTATAAGGTTACTATAACCAAGGTTAGGAATCTCAGGATCATCTTGATCAGGTGATTCATAAATTGCTTTTAATTTGAATACGTCTGCACATCCTAGAGAGATCTGTCTGTCTTCTAGTCTATGTCCATATCCTGCAGTGGTTTGAGTCAAACCATTTCCTGAAGAACCAGAGGTATGATCTACTCTCAACACCTTCATACGTTGTGTAGTCTTTGCCTTAGCAGTCCTGTTACTTGAGTAAACTGTTGCTATAACAATTACTGAACTAACACCTGATAGACCACTGATAGAAGCACTAGCGTCACCAGGATTAGATGTAGTAGTTACACCATTCAATCCAACTGTATATGAGGTTCCTGCGTTAGAACCACCAGTAGCAATTATTTGGAAGTCATCTCCATCGGTAGGATCTCTGAAGGTAAGGTTGCTTCCCGCTGAGACTGAGAAAGTTCCTCCAGATACTGACTCGGTGAAACTCTTTCTGAAGAATCCGAGTGGAGCCACAGCAGACCCAGAACTATTAGTGGAAGTTGACTTAACAGCACTCTTCGATATAGGCGATATAAGCGTTCTCTTTTGTGCCTCCCTGATTTGAGGTCTAAGTAAAAGAATGTTCCCACTGATTGCTCCATTAGATAAATTGTTTGTTGTCACTCTCTCGATTGATATCTGACCTGCATTCGTAATACCTGTGACACGCACTTCATGTGCAAGGTTGTTGTTTGAGAAAGCTAAAATGTCATTGAGTCTTAACTGAGACACAAAGTTAGATAGTGACGCAGTTAACGTACCACTGGTACTACTACTAACACTACTCAACACAGGTGCGTTGGCAGCAACTGTTGCTTGTAGGTCAAGGATAATATGAGAAGTAAATCCTGACTTATACAATGACTTAGCATCAGTAAACTGATAACTGTAGACACTACTAGATGTACCGATAGATGTAGATGGTGCTTCGTCTAGAGCGATAGTCTCACCAGATTGGAATGTACCTGTGACACCCTCAAATAAAGCACTGGACGCACTACCATTCGTCAAAGAATATCCTGTAGCACCTGATGACATACCAACATATTTCTTACCAGCTGTCCAAGTTACGTTGCCTGTAAATCCAATCGTAGTGAATAGATCAACGTCAGCAAGACCTACACGGTATATGGTATCTGCAGTGTTTCTAGTGCCACTATCAAATGAGAATGAGAATACTCTTGCTTGTCCTACCTTAGTACCAGTAGCAGATCCACTGTTACTCTTTCTATCATACAAGTCGATAGTATCATATAACTGTACACCACCATATAAGTTATTGACTCTTACAAAGTTACCAAAGTCAGATGATATTGCTTGAGCATCAGCAGCAGCGAATGTTCTTGGTTTTACTACATCCTTAAATGTGTTAGCTAACTTCTCTGTCCTATAACCTGAGACATATGCAGTACCTGGTGAGATCTGAACTGCTAGATGTTCCTCTACAGGAACGTTGCCATCTTGTGTAGTTTGATCTGGAGTATATACACCATTATTAAATGCGTCGTTTAAATTCTCTCTTACATCTATACTAAATCTCTTGACATAGTAGTCACCAGACTCTTCTTTAGTTCTGGTTGCCAATACATCATTGATAAATCCTAGATCACTACGTTCTACCTTGTTCTCGATAGCACCAACATTGGTACGTAGTAATTCAATGAAGTCAGCAGAGTTAGGGTCTGCTAGGTTCTTCTTAACCAGAGATAGATTGATTTTGAATCTATCTGCACCTGGTGCTGAGAAGTTTGTACTACCTATGGCATTATCATATAGAGTAGCATCTTCGTCAGCAGTTATAATTCTTTCCTCTACCTTTAGACCAACCTTATATGATGGGTTGTTACTATACTGGTCTAATACGAGAGTTTGTTCTTGTACAGGTACAAAGTATCCACGTACAAAATATACACCCTTACCTACGTTAGCAGTAGAACCTGTTGCTGTGCTGCTAGAGTTAAGCAACTGAGCAAGAGGTGTACCAGCTACGATAGTAGATGTACTGTAGGTTATATCTTCTTCACAAGTTAATATCTCACCAGACTGGAATACACTGGTTTCATTGTCATCTGCTTTTGATAGGTATGTCACATAGAATGACACATAACCACGAGTAGATGTAGTAGCACTGATAGAGAAATTGATTCTAGCACGGATGTTTGAAGTGGCACCCTTCACAACCTTGCCATTAAGTGCTTCTCTGTATAATTCTACTGGTAAGTTAAGATAATTATTTTGAACTAATACTACTGGATAATTTCTATTCAGCGTGATACCACCAGGTACCACCATACTACCTTCCTTATAGACACCTTGACCAAATGTATCAATTTGGTTTTGTAGCAGTGACTGGAGGGTAGTAAGTTCTCTTGCCTGTACTGGAAAGCCAGGTTTAAATAATACTTTTAGAAATCCCTTATCATCATCGAAATCATCGAAATAAGGAGATATATTCAGGTTAGTATTCTGTGCCATTAGAATTCAATTACTACTTTGAGCTCTTCGTTTTGATCCGCAGATCTTGTTATTGGGTTCCTATTGTCTA